TTTCAATATCGTGTAGTAGGGTTTCTAACTTGAGTTGGGGATCTTCTTGATCTTTAACGTACACTTTTAGTGATACGTTTAAAAAGCACCATGTAAAATCTGAGGGATGGTATTCACGTACTTCAGTGCCTGGAACTAAGTACACTGCTGGGAAGTCTTGTATCTCGTCCCAGAACTTTAACTTTGCATAACTGTTGTCATACAGGTTAGTTTCATAAGGGCCAGTACCATCAATTGTTTTTAATTTTTCTGCAAGTGCTTTTGCAATACTATTTCGTTTGCTCATGTGGATATAGCCCTTAGTTTGTTGCCGACTACTTGCTGTGCAATATCTCGTATAGACTTAGATATAAGCAATTTAGGATCCCTCGTTTTTGGACTATCTTGCAATCCGCCAGCACTAAACGTTGCGTAAGGGTCTTTCATGTAGGAATAGAAAACGCTAATTAAGCCTGCTCTACTCATAGTAAGGTGCTCTATATTAACTGTGCTGGCAAATCGACCTGTTCTATAGTTAAGAATATCTTTTCTACTGCCGTCACCCATATTCGCACTTATTACATCTTGTATCTGCGAATTTAGTATTGCCATTAAATTAACTAGATTTACCGTTTGTGGTGTTTCTTGCTTTTTACTAGCCTGTTGCGCTTTTGTAACGGACTGCTTTAAGCTTTTTAACTGGGCTTTGGTTTTGCGAATATCGGCCTTAGCCTTGTCAGCACCCAGTATTTTTCTGCCTGTTAATTTTGGCAGATTACCAATTGTTCCAGTATACGCTTCTTGTAACTTTCTTGGCTTACCACTGATAGTAGATACTAGTCGATCTTCGATTAATTTTATAATCTTTGGAGAAGATTCTAGTTCCATTAAACTTTCAGAACCTTCTGATAGGATGCCTTGCTTTACAAAACCTTCTACCATGTTTTCTAAAGCTTTTTCAATTAAGCTTTGATTGCTATAACCTACTTGCTTTAAGAACCCGCGTATACCAGTATTTTCTTTACCTGCTGCTATACCTACTTTACCGCCGGCAGCTTGTTGCTCTGCTGAGCCTTGCCACTCTATTAACCAGTTAGAATCAGTTTTTCTATACTTTGCAAATATGCTTGACTTTAATCCTTTGATACCGCTAGTAGCTTCATCGTAGTCTTCTACAATATCTAATAAGGTATCTATAAACTGATTTAATGCCTTTAACTCTTTTTGTAACTGCTCTGCAGGTACTTGCCTGGACGAGGCTTTTAATGCTTCACCAATACTGCCTTTTGTTCGTTGCAGTAAAGTATTTGCCCAACCATATACGTGGCCTTTGTCAAACTTTTGCTCTTTTACAATGCCTTGTATTGTTTCTGAAATCTTGTCGCTGTTTGCAACTTTTGCATCTTTTGCAATTTGCTGAATATAGTTAGAAACGTCTTTTGTAAGTCTGTCAAAGTTAAAGCCCTTGAATATTACTGTTTCTTGTCCACCGATGTTGTGATAAACTACGTCATTACCGCCAGGTAAGTTTACGTAATTATTGTTTTTTATTTGATTGAATACTGCTCTGGCAGTACTTTCACCTAAAAAGCTGGACAGTTGTTCAAAAGGAATAATCTGATCTACAGTAGAAGTACGAATCTCTTGTTTACTAGATGCTCGGGTCTGTTGCAAAATAGAGCTAGTATCGCGCTTACCTTCAGCCCACTGCTTTAGTTCAGGTATTTTATTAAGTGCACGTCTAAAAGCTTCTGCGCTCATGCAAAGTCCGCCATGTACTGATCTAACACACGTTTGATGTGTGCTGGAAAATTAGTTGTAGCGATATAATTGATTTGAGTAGTGTTAGGAGTAATATCACGTGTACTATGTACAGCACCATTATTTCTAGAGTAGTACTCTACTAAATCTAATACCGCTAATTTTAAATCTGCGGGAATTATTTCGTATCCTGCAAAGTAAGTTACTTTGTAGCCGTTGATTAGCTGCTTGAATACTGGAGTTTTTGTACTAACAACCATGTCGTCTTTTTGTACCCAGTCTACAAACTTTGTTAGCTTTGTGTAAGTTTGTCCAAAATCTTCGCTGATACTTACAGAGTTAACGCTAACTACTGGTGATTCTTTTAAAATAAGTTCTGAGAATCCACCATCAAATATTTCTGTTTTGGCCTCATCGTAATAGTCAATGAAAGTACGACGGCAATATGTTTTTACTAAGTCGCTAACCTTTGGTATTAAAAAGTCGATTTCTGCATCAGAGTTTGTACTTGTAATTCCTAAGTAAGCTTTGTATTCTGCTTTTGTTACTAAATTTGTTGCCATAAATACCTCGCTTGTTTTATAAAGGCACTGAATACCTTTATAAAACAAGACTCCGAAGAGTCTTGTTAAACTTAATTTAATTAAGCTGTATAACGCAGGGCTGAAACACCAGCACCATAGTTATTTGTGACTTGTACCATACCTGTACGCAGGCTGGCAACCATCACGCGACGTTGTGTTTCGACCAACTCTTGTGTGTCGATACGCAGACCACGCTGGTTACCGACCAAGAAGTTAGCGGGAGCAACAGCGATCGCACCAGCAGCGCCAGTACCTTTGCTATCGAACTCACCAGAAACCAACACTGGGCTATTAGCGATAGAACCGATTTGACCGGTCAACACTGTAGCTTGTGTACCAACTTTATCCATTGTTTGGAAGATTGGGTCTTCTAACAAATCGTAGTACACGTCTTGTGACACGATATAGATAACGTCAGCGGGATCGAGACCCCATGTGCCTAAGTCTTTACGCATTGCACGCAAAGTAGCAACTGTAGCAACACCAGTAGCAGCGGACAAAGTCACAGCAGAAGCAGCGTCAGCAGTTACCAAACCTTTAACAGGATCAGCACCTGTACCAGCACCACGCAACATAGCGCGATCCACAGCACGAGCAACACGGCGAATCATACCGTCACGAATCACAGGCATCAAAGCCAACAAAGCGTCTTCTTCTTCTTCGTATGCAGTGTACTCATTGGTAGCAACTTTAAATGCATTCAAAGTGATTTCGCTCAAAGCGTGGGTAGCAGTGTTACCAGAAGAGTTGGCAGTGCCAAACTGTGCGTTAGTAACCCAAGTTGCCACACCGGCTTCTGGATTCACGGGAATTGTCATCACATTGGTTTGCATAGCAATGTTACGGAAGTTAGGAGCAACCACCAAACGGCGACGCACTTCATTTTCCATGTTCAAGCTAACTTCAAGTTCCCAAGTGGCTGAAGGCACGTGAGCACCGTATTTCTCAACCAATTGACGACCTAAACGGCTGGCTTCAACAGACTTGCCATTCATTTTAGACAGCAAAACTGCCTTTTCTTTGTCAGCATAAGACATTTCGCCAGACTTACCGTCTTGGAAAGACATCTTAGACTTTGTGATTGCTTCGATTTCGGCAGCTTTTTCTTTCAAAGCAGACTCTAAACCAGCGATCACTGTTTTATTTGTTTCTTCAGCAGTAGCTAAACGCTTCTCGACTTCGGCCAAGAGCTTTTCAGCACCGGTATCAACAGTAGAGATAGAGGCAACAGCGGCTTTAACGCGTGCATCGATATCAGCTTGTGCTTTCTCAGCAGCGGCTTTTTCGGCCAATGCTTTTGCTTGTGATTCGGCGATAGCTTTTGCAGTTGCTTCAGCCGCTTTGCTAGCTGCATCAGCCAACATTTGTTCTAATTGTTTTGGATCCATTTTCCATTCCTTTTTAACATCGCTGTTCGCTTCCGTAGAGGATTCTAGCCCTTTAGCTGATTCGCTTTTGGGTGCAAACTGCATTTTGAAAGATTTAAATTCTTCATCATCTTTAAAAGACTTTGAAAGACTAAATAGTGTGTTTTGATTAGCAGGTACTGAGACTACTGAAATTTCATGCAGTTCCAATTCCTTTACCACGAACAGCTCTGCAGCTGAATTATACTCCGCATCAACGATACGAAATCCGATACTAAAAGCCGTTAGTACACCGTCTTTTACAAGATTAAACACGTCTTCGGCTGCAGCAGAAATACGGGCCTTGACCCATAAACCTTTTTCATCGATTCGGTGTTCTACCATTCTACCAGCTGGTTCGCTATGGTCGTGGTAAGCAAGAATTACTGGATTCTTCAAGTAATTCTTCATGCCAGCTTCCCATACGCTAGTGGGAACGATATCACCATGTCGGTCTACATCGTTGGTACTTGCGTAACCCTCGATAACAACCGAATCGATTTTACCGTCTACTGTTGGTAGAGGTTCGCTCTTGGTAAAAGTCGTACTTACATACAGCACTTTATTTTTATCTACCATATTACCTCTCTTTATTGCTGATTATCCTGTGGCCTTCCACCTTGCGACGGATCAGCAGCCGAACCAGCAATATTTGCTGGTATTCTTATTTCGTCATGACCACTTATTGTGTCATAACGTAATTCTGTACGCGCTTCATTTGCGGTTATGATGCCAGCATTGACAAGCGTCGAATGGTAGGCAGCAATATCTTTTAGCTCTGGTTGCAGTGCGGAAACGGAGCTGGTAATAGCTTCAACGTCATATCCAAAATACCTTTCAACAGCACTTATAAACCTACGATTAATAGGCATTACTGTTTCCAAGTAGAATAAACGCAAATTAGGGCTAATGTTAGCATTGTTGCCACCAGCTAATAAAATAGGAGGTACACCAATAGCTTGCATTATTCGTTCTGAATGGGTTTTGATTGAAAGGTCAAAATCCATGTCCTTGAAGTTTTGATTTGATACTTGTGCTGGTTTCAATCCCGAATCTAAGATCACAGGGCGTTTCCCGCCTTGCTTAGTAGAATACTTTTGCAACCAGTACTGAATTGTTTTTTCTTTGGCAACTTGTGACAGTGTGTTTTCACTAGTCAACACCAAACCAAACACAGCACCATTGTCAAAGAACTGTTCTTGAAACTGCTGCATTGAGTAAAGTGTAGCAATTGACTTTTGTGCCGATTCTAAACGGCTAGATCCACGATAGATTGAATCTGAATTCAAATCGCGAAAGTAAAACACCTCAGACTCTTTAAAATCCACAGTACCATTAAAACGGTAGCCACGAATAAAAGTTTTGGAGTCGGTTAAGATTTCTACGTCCGATGCTGGTAGGTGATACATAAACACACCATCAAAGTGTACAAATGCATTACCTTCTAAGATAAAGTCTGTGAATAGCGCTTGACGAAAATCTTGTGCCGACTGATAAGGATTTGGTCGAAAGTTTAAAAGGTTGGTAAGTGTCTTTTGACGCACACCAACAACAATACCTTCGTGCAACTTATCTTTTACGTCATAGTCTAAAGACGCACAAGCACTAGCCAGCATATTAACCGATCGGTTAACACTTTCTAGTTTCTTAAATGCTTGTGTGTAAGTTATTTTTGCGTCTGTGCCAACCTGAGTACCCTCAGTTGTGGCAATACGCTCTTGTGCTGGGTTGAGCTTTTCGCGAACCCAGTCTGTAAATCGTGCCATAGTTTTTTCCCTTAAGTAAACTCCGAGAAAAAACTACCAAAGCTTTGTTTGGGTACAACAGCACCACCGCCAACAAATTTTGCCCGCTGCGATTCGATCCAGTGTGCCTGCTTGGGTTCACTACCAGGTCGAGGAGCCTTACCGTAAACGCCGTGAAGTGCTACATGATGACGATTACAAAGGGTGTAAACTTGATCATATAACTCGGTACGGTGTTCTGCAATAAACTCATCTCGCACAGCCAAAATGCCGTCATCGGTTGAAATGTCGTAGCCACGAGCTTGGGCCCATTTATCCAAGAGTATTGTAACTGAATGCAAATGATGCAGCTCTAAGTCCGCAGTAGTCGAACAAATATAACACGCATCTTTTTTCTCATAGGCTGCTTTAGCCCTGTCGCGAACCCATTTAACAGGAATTCGCTTGTTTGTGTTTTTTGCCATGCAAATACTTTCATTTCCACTTATTATAACCTAAGAGCAACAAAAAGTCAATGTTAAAATTTTTTATACCATTATACTGTATAAGTATATAGTGCATAACGAACTGCGTCAGCCATGTGACTATACTTATCATGCATTGGACGCTCACGCTGGAGGCCCTCGCGTTGATCCCAACGATACTGGTCAAACATTGCTCGTACGTGTGTACAATGAGGTGCGACCTTTAATCGACCTTGCTGTAAAAGTGTTTGTACATAAGCAATGCCTGGTAAGACATCTTTTTTGGCTTTGGTTGTTGAAATGTTGTAAAGATAAGCCAAGTCTGAAGCAAACTGTGCAGCTGCCGAGTCAATAAACATTACTTCAACTCCATGCTTGTCATTTAGTTCACGAAACGCCGTAGCATGCTGCTCTGTGGTCTGCTCGGATTTTAAGTATTCATCGACAATATAA